GTGCGTTAGCATTACCTAGCCAGTCCCAACCCCACTCCATAAAGGATGAGGCATAATTTCCAGTATCGGTGATAGGTACTAACTGTGGTCCAACAATGTATGTTGGTACATCTAATTCTGATTTAGGCAAATCGTCAAGGCCGAGTTTACCGGTGATGCGATATTCACCAGCAACATCGTCGAAGGCACGAACCTTGCCAAGAAGTTCTTGGTTAATCTTGCCATCTTTTTTAACGAACAGTTGCTTTGCTGCATCATAGATGCGTTTAGCGTGGTCATCTGTAGAAATTCCACGTTCTTCCATACGAAATGCTGATACTAACTTAGCATTTTTCGGATCATTAAGCCACGTTGAAATCTTTGCGATAGCTTGAGTTTCACCAAGTGCATCATCTGCAAGATTAGCAACTGCAATGCGTCCAAGTTTATCGTTTGAGTAATAACCAATACGCATAATCCAGGCAACTTGAGATGCTTCATCTGCAAGAGGTGCCATTTGCTTGTAGCCACCCTTGCCTCTGCCAAGTGCTACTCTGCCTTTTTCAAGGTCATATGATAATTCTGCAGTACGTACTTTGTTCTTACGTGTAAAGTTAACAGTACGTGTATATGAATCAAGTCCAGTGAAAGCATTCTTTCCACCTTCGACAACATCCATAAGGGCATTGTCTAAATCGCCATATTTAATCTGGTCGGCAAGTGCAAGACGATCAGCATCAGTAAATCTACCAAGTCCGGTCTTCTCATAGAAACGACTGAGCTTGCCTTCATTTAATGCACGGGCAGTAATCTCACGGATTAATTTAATATCACCATTTGCTGCTTCAATCTCAGCACCGTAGCGCTTAGATTCTTTTCTATTAACAAAGCGCATAACTCCACCTAGTGGATTAGCTGCTATCTTATCAAAATCTGTTAGACCCTTTTCCATCTGACGTGCTGTACGCAGACGAGTAGATAAGGCACGAGCTTTTACCAAGCCAAATGGTGACTCACCAATAGCAAGGTGAACCATTAAATCTTCTGTTGCGTTACGGATAGCATAACGAGGACCTGCCAAGGTAAGGAATGACCAACCTGTAGTCATCTTCTCTACCCAGTTAGAATGTGCTAGTCCAAACACACGCTGGATAATTCCAGAACGTGCTGCTGCTCTGTCAATGTCACGTACGCTAAGAGTAGTTACATAGTCTGAAAGGTCAGATAAGATAAGACCAACTTGCTCACCGTCTGGTAGAGCAGCTGGATTATATCCATCAACTGTTGAAGCAAATACTTTATTAGGACCCATACGCAAAGGATCAGAAATTACTTTGCCTTCTTTGGTTACATTAAGTCCACGAATATCTGCAATGGTAGATTGTAGTCCGTAGAAAATTTCTTTCTTACGTCCAACTTCAGCATTATCAAATGCTTGTGCAATAAGTTTTGAGTCACTCTGTGGCAATACTAGGCGTGCGTAGCGATAAACCTTTTCAGCTCCATCTGCTGATGTAACATCAAATAGGCTATCTTCAAAGAAAGGAACCAAACTACCCTTAGCCTTAAATCGGTCAATTCGATATTGAACTTGAGCCATTGAAAAACGTGCTGTTTTTCTAGCATTGGCTTGAGCCTTAACATTAGTAACAATAGTTTCTTTGCCATCAATAATTGCTTTAGCAATACCGTCATCAGTTGCAGCACCTGCAAAGTAAAGGTCATCAACAAAACGTGGGCCGATTCTATCCATATCAAAGATACGATTTGCTGTAGTTACTGTATTGACACGGGCTTGACGCAACACATCCATACGTGGAATCATTACGCGCTTGCGACCAATTTGGCCTTTCATCATTTCTGTTACTTGGTCAGCATTCTTAAAGAAAGCCTTAGCAGTAGCAGCATTTGTAATAGGCATTTCAATGTCAATAAATGATTTGATTACTGGATCACCAAACTCTGGCGCTAATACACGAAGACGGTTTTTAGCATCAACTGCTGATTTAGTAGCGCCTTCTTCAACCGCTTTTTTATAAGTAGCAAGTTCTGCGCCATACTGATTCCAAAAATTTTGTACTTGCGGTTTAGCAAATACGTCATCAACCTTGCCGCCACCGATAACTACATCGAGTGAATAGCGAGAAATATCAACTGCACGCTTTACTTTACCAGCAATAAGTAATGGATCTGCAAGCACTCTATATGCTGCATCAAATGCACCTGATACTGAACGATAGAAAAAACCTGAACCTTCTACTGATTCTGGTGTAATAAGATTTGCAACTTGACGACCAGGTGAGTACTTAGCTGCCTGCGTTGCATCTAGTGCATCTTGAAATAAATCATCTTTATTCTGTGCAGCAAGTGCTGCAACTGCGCGTTCTGTATCAGTTCCAGATGATGCAATAGCACTGAGTTTTTCCCCAGCTGCAACACGCATTGCTACATTTATACGGTCTTGACCAAACTTAGATACGGCTTTTTCAATACGACCTGGATTAAATACTTTATCGCCTTTATCGTTTGCACGAGTCCAAGCATCTGCAAGATTTTTACTTTCTAAAATAGAGATAGCACCAGTACGATAAGCACGAGTTGTAAAATCTGAAACTTCTGTAAGACCCTGTAAAAGCGCTCCACCTGTATAGTGCCACGCAGATCCAAAGAACCCACGTTGTGGTTTAGCAGCAGGATTTTCTGTTCCAGCTACACGCTTAAGAGCTTCCTGCTGTTGAGGTGTCTTAGAAGCATATGCTTGTTCTGCAGTTTTTTGCGGGAGGTTTGAAAGTTCTCTATGAACTGCAAGCGTTTGAGATAACGCTTCCATTTCTTTTTTTTCTTGAGCGCTTAAACCCGCAGCAGCAGCTGCTGCTTTTAGATTATCAGGCACTAATCACCTCGCGCAACAGCCTCAGAATACAAGATAGCAATAGAGCCATCTGTATCAAAAGGTAACATCTTTGCTAAAGTATCTGAAGTCTTTGTAACTGATTTCTGCATCATCAATGCTTCTGAACCAGGACCATCACCGCGATCTAAGCCTGCAGTAATTGGTCGCATTTCATCTGAAGTTGCAAACAATTCTGTTGGTTGTTCTGCTGCTGCACGTACTTCAGATGCTGGCATACCTTTTACATCACCAGTCTTAGCAAGCGGAGCGCCGGACTTAATAGCCGCTGTTTCTTTACCTTCGCCATATGCGATTGAACCCATATCAAGGTTATCTGTACGTGTGGAGTACATTCCCGGACCTGCAGGGCCAGCCAATGGATTCATTGGGGCTGTTGTCATCGGTCCTCCTCTAAAGTTTCTAAGTCTTGCGCCATCCGCTCCCACGCCTGATTAGTTTCAGTTTTGTGGTTAGCGTTGTAAACGCTTAATTCATATAATGATTCAAAAAATCCTGATGCAACCTGCGATAAGTTATATGCAGTTTCTGCAAGTACTACTACAAAATCAGAAGAACGTACAGGACGACGAACTTTATTATTGTCCATTGTCCTATACGCCTCCCACTAAATCTATTAACCCTTTTTAGTCTTCTTGCCTGGACGGCCCTTAGCCATCATTCCGAAAAACACCTTACCGCCTGCTGGCTTAGAGGTATCCATCTTGCCTTCCTTTGGCTTTGCCATTGGTGCGGCTGCGCGTGATCCTTTGTTCATATTTACACCTCCCTCGCTTAAGCTGCGCCGGAAATACCGGCTAGTAGTTGAGCTATATCTGGACGTTGACCAGCAGCAGGGGCCTGACCACCTTGTTCTTGTGGAGGTTGCGCTGAGGCTGGGGCGGGGGCCACACCTGCTGCTGGAATCTGTTGCTCCATACCTGGTGCCATAGGTGGCGCTTGTGGGGTTGGTGCTGGTTCTGGTGCAAATGCTTTTTCAATAATGTTTTCTAACGCTTGTCCCTTTTGGCGACCTTGGATAACAGTTGCGATACGGCTGATAATCTCTGAAGGGTCTTGGCCCTGCGCCGCGAGAGCCGGTATTGCCTGTGCATACTGAGCAACAGCAACGCGCAAAGAATCGCGCATTTCTTCAATGTCAACACGTTGTTCCTCTTGTGTAACGTTAAGATCCATTGGAATCTCACGACGTACATAGTCACGTGAGACGAGTTTATCTGAACGCATTTGTAGTAAAGCGATGATGGCACGGTTAGGATCCATACCAGACATAATGCCGTAACGGACATCTACGCCGTATTCACCCTTAATGTCGCGTGATGGGATGTACTTAAGTACATATGGTGTTCCATCGTCGGTTCCCTTAATAGTTTTAGGAATACCGCCAAATACTTTCTCATCTGCTTCAAAGCATAGGGATGCAAGCTCTGTAAATAGTCGAGCAAACTGTGCTTGTGCTGCCTTAATCTGTGTATCAAAACCAGCCTGTAGCGCTTGCACACCACGACCAGTAACTACTGATGCGTCAATGTTGCCTGAACGAGATTCTGGGTAACGAGCACCAAGACGTAGTTCACGTTCTAGTACGCCGGACTCTGTAAAGACTCCAGCAGGTAGTTCTAGTGGTACGCGACGAATACCTTGTGGATTAGCAGAACGCATAATTGCATCTGGACCAAGGGCTAGTTCTTGCACATCTTGTGGAATAGCAATAGGTGCTTGGATAGATTTCTCAGCAGCTTGAATCTGCAAGATAGCAAAGCGAGCACGAGCGAGTTGTACTGAAAGTACATCATCAAACTGACCGCGTGCTTCTCCATCTAGCGATGAGCGCATCACGGTACGTGCCATACACTTACCAAGAATGTTAGGTGTTGAGGATAGAACTAAGTTCTTACGCTCTGGTAAGTAGAGTAGGTCCTGATCCTTATCGTGGTATCGCACCATTGATACATACGGTGAAGACAACTGATATTGATTGCGTCCAAGGATTTGCTCATAAAACTCTGGGTACTGTGAAGCAAGGGACTCTGCATCAGTAACAATAACCTGTGTGACAGATAGGGTTCTTCCGTATCGGTCTAGCTCTGGGTATACACCAAATGGGTTAAGCATACGGATACGTGGGTTGTTATCGTCATAATCCATCTCAACCATACCAACAGACATACCGTAGGTGTTATACCAATCGGCTGCTGTGTACATCTGAAGCTGTAGGTCAGAGTTTGAAACATAGAAGTTTGCAATACGAGTACGAGTATCTGCGGCTTTGCGGGCAGTATCTGAAACCATATTAGTTGCTGAGCAGTTAAAGGATGGCAGTGGTGCCATTGCTTCTGCTAGGTCACGTGCTGCTACGTCAATGAAGTTGGCAACGAGAGGCTTAGGATAGTCCTCGGAGAACATAGATGGAAATACCTTTGAGATATCTCCTTGACGTACTGAAAGCACGTCGCGCATACGCTGGTCGCGGGACGCTGACCGTGTGCGTAGCCGCGATAGTTTCGCGTCAACTTCTTTGACTGATAACAATGTTATCTCCTAAATTACTCTGATTTTGTTTTGTTCTGCGAACGCTTCTTCAAGGTTGATAACTGTTCGCTTGCCCATCTCGTGGCGAGATAGGAATGGATTCTTCATATGGTGGGTGGCATACTGTCCGTAGTTGAGCATCTCACGTGCTCTAATCTCACAGAACCACAGAGCCATCACCATATCGGTCTTACCCTTAGTCGTTGGAGTCCAGGTAATTAACTGCTCTATCAGAGCCTTGATGTTCTCTGTCTGATCGCTAGGTAGGTGTATTAAGTTATCTCGATGGTGCTTACCATCAAACTGCTTAGTACCAAAGAGGGTAGCCATAGATGCCACACCGAAGCCGGCATCCCATTTATTAGAGCCAGTATGGTGTTCCTTGAACTGCACGCCTCGTGAGGCTAGGTGCATACGGATGCCTTCGTCCTGCGTTAAGAAGGACTGGAAGGCGTTCTTTTCGATGATCCACTCTGACGGTGAGTAGATTGCTGTCCAATCAAAAATAAGATTACGGATATCGGCTGGAGACGGACGGCTAATTTTAATAGCATCTACTATGTACCTCTTGCTCGTTGACCGGTCAATGGCGTAGCAGATAGCGGCAGTATCACCAATCATTGCAGGGTCTAGGCCACAGATGTAGGTAAAGCCGTTTAAGTCTTTAGGATGTCCTGGGTGGCCTGCAACTAAGTTGCCAGCCTTACGCATTCCATCAATAGAGCCTTTTACACATACAGGGTCAAAGGCCGCGTTTTCAGATACGTCCTGTTGCTGGTAGACCAAAGCCCACGTACTAGCATCCATCGCTTGACGTTCGTTGTACAGGTTACGACCAGACCAACGAGGGTATAGGCCGTCATCGTTCTTATCAGATTCTTCTTGTCCATCAAAGGGCGCATCGGAAGCGGGCCATAAAGTAACCCACTTGTCTGGGTCTTCGTCCACCTCAAGAAGGGCCGGCATAGCCAAATACTTCCAAGGGACAAGGCCGCCTGGGTATCTATCCTCTGAGCGTAGCTCGCGGTATAGGTCAACTGAGGCTACTCGTGTACCAATAATAATTAACTTACCGGTTGGGTTAAGACGGGAACGCACGTCCTGGGTCAGCCAACGTATCTGCTTCTCAAACTCATTAGCGTTCTTTAAGGTAACAGCGTCATCGACAATAATCATATCGGCACGCTTGCCGTAAATCTGACCGCCGATACCGACGGCCTCAATGTTTGGATCCTTTTCAGATGACTCACGGAGTTCATCACCAAAGGTAACGCGGGTGGCCTGCCACGAAGCAGACTTAGAATTAAAGCCGACACCGGCGGCATAGGCCGTCTGTAGCTCTTGGTACATCGGATGGGTCAAACGCTGCTTAATAGCGTATAGAAAGTCTGCGGCGAGCTGCTGTGTCTGTGAGACTATCAGTACTCGAAAGTTAGGATTTCTACATACCTGCCACGTCACATAGTCAACGGTAATCGTAATTGACTTGGCGTGGTTTGGCGGAATATTTATCAGGACGCGGTTAGCGGCAAGTCCTGGCTCAAATTTCATACTGGGGTGTAACCACCCAGGATCTCTGCCTTCAATGACATCTACTAAGTTTTGCTGATGTGGGAAGGTCTTAGAGTGTAGGAACTTCTGGCGGAAGTCTGCAAAGGACATATCGTGGACGTCGCCATCTTGGAAGTTCTTATCCTTGAGACCAAGGCGGGTTCTATCTACCTTATCTGCAAATATCTTATCTGTACGGCGGTAGTACTCATAGGTCTTAATGGACTTACCGGCGCTGCCACAGGCGGCGTCAATAGTCATACCTTCTGCTACACAGCCAAGGATAATACGCTTGGCAATATCTGCTGAATTATCAGCCACGTAATCTCCTAAAAGTTTTTCTGGCGCAACGGGCCGAAATCGGATTTCATTTATACTAAGGAGAAGTGTGATTTATACTAAGGGAGTATTGATAGATCTCTCCCTACTAAAAACACCACTCTGTGGTGCAGGGTGTAGCTGTGCTCCCGAGGGAGCCTAGAGCGAACTGAGGGGTAAGTTAGGGCTCGGCATAGGGCCTCGCCAGAGGCCACTGTTAGTCACTGCTCAGGGTCTTTCCTATTAAAGCCCCTTACTATGTATAAGGCAGGAAATTTAAGTCATTTCTCGTTTACGCAGTGTGACGTTAGTCACAGTAGATATAACCGCAGGTCAGGCGCCAGATCAGCTTCACTTTAGCAAATATTTTTTGCTGGGGAGTACAGGGACCGCCCGCGCAGAATTAAGCAACGGGGGGTGTCCTGCCTGCGGTTAGACGGTGCAGGGCAGGGCAAACGGTAGACACGGCGGGCGGTAATGTCTAAGCGGTCTGCTAAATCTTGCGGGGCTAACTACCTATCGGGCAGACCTATAAACTATCGGGCAGACCTAACCGCTAACCCCTAACCCTTTAACTATTGCCAGCTCGCCAGCATTACCGCGATCCATAACCTAATGAGCTAACCGACTAGACATACCGCGCCAGCTAATCGCCAGCAATAACCCTAGACCTAATCGCCTAGCCTTAACCCTAACGCGTTAGACATAATCGCGCCTAATGTCTACCGTGTTACCGTGCCAGCTTGCCAGCTCGCTATGATCTAGCTACCGCAACGCGTACCCGATTAGCCTTGCCTAACTAGGGTAGCCTCACCTATAGTTAGCCCTAGCGGGATCAAGCTCGCTACATATTGAAAGAGAGATAAATAGAATGACTACAACAATTAACGAGAGAGTAACTGTTAGTGAAATCGCTTACGCAATAGCTAAGGATTGGAAGAATATTAGCCCCTACGCGCTCGATTACCTTAACGCTATGAAAGAGATCAACGATATAGACGGGCAATATTATGCCGATAGCGCTAAGAGTGTAGTTATGTATTTTCTAGCTAACGCAAGCACCTATCGCGGGGAAAATGCCCGCGCATATAAGGCGCTATTGAAAGATATGGTGAAATAATTATGACTACAGCTACAGCAATTAACCTAGAAGATATGACTACAGGCGAGGCTAAATTAACCCTAGATAAGGTTATTAAGCAAATAGCAGATCAAGAAAATGAAGAATTACTAGTTGCATATGATGATCTAGTAATAATCGCCTATGCACTAGAAAATAACCTACAGCTACGGGATTACCTAATGGGCTTAACACGAGACGGGCTAAGCGTTGAAAGTGTTGCGGGTATTGTGCGCGTGCTAAGTGCGTTGGTTAAGTGTGCAGAATTGCCCGCTTACCCTATCGAGACCGTGCTAGCTAGTTATATGTACCGCCTAGGCGATAGCGCGGGCGCGCTCGTAATGCTCGCTAACGGTATCTCCCGCGATTATTCACTAGCTAAGCTATTACTACGCGTATTCGATCAAGGCTTAGATCCCGATAATTTTGCAATTATGGCGCAAGAATTGCACGGTAAAGTAGTGGAAGAATTGACACGCACGCAAGAATTGCCAGCTAATGAGGCTAATCGCTAATGATTGAGGTTATCTATGCGCTTAGCGCGTTGCTTATGATCGCGGGCTATATTCTCGCGGGCGTTGCACTATGGGCAATAGTTGAGGCTATTTACTTTATCTATTGCAAAATGCGCGGTATAGATTACTAGCTAGTGGCGTACCGTGGCGCTAGGGGTAATTCCCTAGCGTTGCGGTCTGCAACTAGGCAGAATAGAAGAGAGGCTAAGAAAATGGACACTATGAAAGATATCGAGCTAGACACGATAACCGTTAAGGCTAGCGAGCTTAGCGATCTATTAACGGGCGCAAGCGTTGCAATGGATAAGGGTAAGAATGCGCTAAGCGCACTAGGTAGCGTATACCTAAGCGCTACGGGCGATAGCTACCTAGTCGCTAAGGCTAGCGATAGATACCGCCTAATCGAGGGTAAAATCGAGCTAGACGCGGGAGAATTGCAAGAATGCCAGCTACGCGCTAATGATGTTAAGAATATCCTCGCAACGATAAAGGCTAATAAGGTAGCTGGCGAGATCACTTTAACCCGCGCTGGCGATACGCTAAGCGTTGCGGTAGGGGGCAATAGCCTCACTATCGCGCTAGGGGGCGATAAATTCCCGCCATATGCGCACCTATTCGAGCTTGAGCCTAAGCCTATAGATAAGATTATGTTAAACCCTACTTACCTAGCCTCATTCGATAAAGTGCCAGCTAGTAACGAGGGTAATACCTTTACATTCTACGGGGAGGCTAAGCCTGTAGGGGTTACGATCAACCATAACCGCATAAGCTGGCGGGCGTTGCTTATGCCTATGAAGATTAAATAGGGTAGGCTAACCTAGTCTATTTATTATCTCTCATTCTCTTCTAGCTGTAGCGGGAGAGGGTGAGGGAGGGTAAATAGCCCTAATGAGAGAGAGGTAAGAGAATGAGCGCATATATGGTGAACGAGGACACGCTAGACCTATTAGCTAGCGTAGCGGTATGGTCTAACCACGGTCTATTTATTTACGCTAGCGAGGGATCGCTACCGCCACGCGGTGAGCTTGAATATGCGGGCGAGGGTGAAAGTGTGTATTACCGCGCTAGTCACCTTAAGGATATCAAGAAAGAGCTACGCCTAGAAAATATCGCCAGCCTTAACGCTCGCTATCCTAGAGACGCGGGATTAGCAGATGAGGGCGCACCCTTTAAGGCTATCTATAGGGATCAAGCTACTTATGGCGAGGTGCTAGGCGCGTTAGCGTGTTATGAATATCAAGCGTGTGAAAGTGATAGCTGGCGCAATAGCTACGCTCACCTATTATGCGTAGCAATTCGCAAGGCTATCTGCGGTCTCATAAGTGAGGGAGAATGGGAATATGAGCGCCCTACAGGGCAAGCGCAACGCGTAAGCCTAATGGAAATGATCAACGAATGAGCGCGAGAATTGAAATTACAGCTACACGAGACGGTAACGCTATCTTAGGCAATTTTTACAGGGTGAGCGCGTGGCAAGGTAGCAGATACCTAGGAGAGCAAATCTACGCGGGCTATAACAAGCGCGAGAGTATTAGGCGAGCGCGGGAGACTATTAAAGATCGAGGCGAGCTATTCGCTAGCTAGTTGCGTACCGTAGGGCATAGGCGCGAGCTTATGCCTTGCGGTCTGCGCCTAGCAATTAGGGCAGACCTATCCCGCATTCTGCGG